GTGTTCAAGTTTGGTACAGAAAATAATATTTAACAATTAAGGAGCATTCCTATGGGAAACATGTTTAGCCCAAAACCAAAAAGAGATGATAGCGCAGAACGTTTGCAGAAACAATTAGAAGGCGAACGTGCTGAAAGATTAGCTCTTGATAATCAAAATGCAGCAGATGCGGCTGAAAAAAGAAAACAACGTTATGGCTATTCTTCATTAATGGGAGAAGGTTCTAGCTATTCTGGTTTTACTGGAAGCGCAGATAAACAAGGTAAGAAAACTAAAACTCGTAGTCTTGGTGGAGGTGGAGCAGTTTAATGGCATCAATTCTTCCTCGTACTGATCCAAATCCAGAAGGCCCTACTAATCCTCAACAAAACAGTTTGTATGAAAGTACAATGAAAATGTTTAAGGAAGCTAAAGCACGTAGGGATAATTGGGTAAGTACTTGGGATGAAATTAATGATTACGTATTACCTGGTCGAGAAGGATTTTTTGATTCTAATACAGGAAGTCAATCTTATGGTGATAAACGTACAGATTTAATTTATGATGAAACAGCCGTTGTTGGTGTACCAAGATTTGCATCACGATTACAACTAGGATTTTTTCCACCAAATGGTAGAGCATTTAGATTAATGCCTGGGCCTGAATATCCTGGTAATGTCCGCAGTCAAAAAATATTAGCAGAATTAGATAAAGCAACTGATCTAATACATGAAGGATTACGTAACAGTAATTTCAATTCCGAACTGCATGAAGGCCTACAAGACTTAGGCATAGGCACAATGAATATGATTTGTGAGCCTGGGCGTTTTGTAGGAGATTTAAAATTTACTGCTGTTCCTGCAACACATGTTGCATTATTGTCAGCAAGAGGTGATGAAGTTGGTTGTTGGTTTCATTGGCGCAATGATTTACCATTAAGAGATTTACAACAAACCTATCCTCATTTTAAATTAACAAAAGAAGTAATTGAAGATATAAAACGTAATCCTGATAAGAAAATTAAGATTATTGAAGCGACTATGGTTAATAAAGATAAACCATTTGAAGACTCTTGGATTAAAGTATGTATATCAGAAACACATAAAACAGTTTTATATCAAACAGAATATTTAGGCGCAGGAAGTAATCCTTGGATTTCAACACGTTGGTCTAAATCAGGTTTTGAAGTTTGGGGTAGAGGGCCTATCTTACAAGCTATGCCAGCAATTAAAACATTAAATTTAACAGTTAAGCTTATTTTAGAAAACGCTGAAATGGCAATAGCTGGAGCATATTTGTATGATGATGATGGTGTCTTTAATCCTGAAAACATTATATTACAACCTGGCACTTTTGTTCCTAGAGCAAGTGGTAGTAAGATTGAACCTTTAACTTCTCCATCACGTTTTGATGTAGCGCAATTAGTATTAGAAGAACAAAGACGTAATGTAAGAAAAGCGTTGTTTATTGATGAGCTAGATCGTGAAGGAGCTAAAACTCCATTGAGTGCAACGGAAGTTTCTCAAAGATTAGCAGAAGTTGCTAGAGATATGGGTGCTGTAGCAGGTCGTATGCAAAGAGAATTTCTACAACCTTTAGTTAATCGTATTGTATTCTTATATACAGAAATGGGTTTATTAGATTTACCTCGTATAGATGGTAGACAAATACGTGTAGTACCAGCTAGTCCATTATTAAGAGCGCAAGATTTTCAAGACATATCTGATTTTACTCGTTTTAATGAAACTATAATGGGTTCATTTGGTCAACAGATGTCAATGCTATTAATGAATAGAGAGCGTACTGTTAAATGGTTAGCTTCTAAATTTGGTATTGATGAAGATTTGTTAAATACTCCAGAAGAGTTACAAGCTGAAGTAGAACAAGCACAAAATATGATGCAACAAGCGCAAGGAGCTGAAGGCGGACAACCACCAGGCCAAGGAGGGCCGCCACAATAAAATGTCAAATATTGTAAATCTAAAAAACTGGAAAATAAATAAATCTAAAAAACTTGGAAACCCACATAATATTACAAAAAGACCAGGTGTAAGAAGTTTAAAAAGCAATAGTATTATATTTTACATTAATAAAAAATTAGGAGATTATTAATGGTAGCAAAAAGATTTCAAAATCCTAAAGGTGGATTAAACGAAGCAGGTAGAAAACACTTTGAAAACAAAGATGGTGGTAATTTAAAGTCACCACAAAAAACAGGCACAGGGCCTCGTAGAGTAAGTTTTGCCGCACGTTTTGGTGGCATGGCAGGAGGTATGAAAAAAGATAATGGAGATCCAAGTCGTTTAGCATTAGCTTTAAGAGCTTGGGGCTTTAGAAATAAAGAAAGTGCAAGAAACTTTGCTAACAAACACAAAAAGAAAGATTCTTAATGGTAAATAAAAATAATACTGTTGGTTCTTGTGATGGATTTCAATATACAAAAGATGCTGAAAGCAAACTTAATGGTACAGCAGTTAGAGTATTTGAAACAGACAGCGGAGCTGAATTTCTTCGCTATTTAGAAAACATTACCATAAACAACATTAACGGATCTGCTATAGATGAAAGTTCTTTAAAACATATTGAAGGGCAACGTTGGATTGTAGGTATTATTAAACGAAGATTATTTTTAGGAAAACAGGAGAAATCATAATGGCTAAACCAAAACCCAAACCAAAACCCAAACCATCTTATTAGGAGATTATAAATGAGTTTTAAAAAAACAATAGAATTATCTAATAGAACAAGTAGTGCTTTTCCAAAAGATACTATAGGACAGCACATTAAAAGAGTAAAAAAAATAGGTGCTATTCATAAAATGATAGATATGGAAAACTCTACTTCTAAAAGACCAGTACAGCCTACACCTAAAAAACCAAATCCAACTGCAAACTATAAAAGAGAAAAATTACTATAAACTCAAAAAGGATATAACCCATGAATGAAGAAGCTCAAGTAGAAACAGAAGTTGCATCAACAGAATCAGAAGCTCCTGCAATACCTTCAAATGAAAGTGTTCAAGAAGTACAAGCAGATCGACCTGATTGGTTGCCTCAAAAATTTGAAAACCCAGAACAGTTATCTCATGCTTATGGTGAATTAGAAAAAAGACATTATCAGCGTACAGATGATTTAAAGAAAACTGTAGCTGATGAAATGCAAAAAGAAGCATTTGCTGACGTTCCAGAAGTTCCACAAGACTATAAAGTATCAGAAGATTTAGGTATGGAAATACCTGAAGATGATCCTATGTTGAATTGGTGGAAAGATCGTTCGCATCAATTAGGATTAAGCGATAAAGAATTTAATGGATTTATAAAAGAGTATCATGAAATGGCTTCTCAAAGTGGGCCAGATGTTGATGCTGAAATACAATCTTTAGGTGAGTATGGAGAAAAAAGAGTAGAGCGTGTAAATGAATGGTTTAAATCTAATATGGAACAGGAAAATTATGAAGTGTTGTCACAAATGGCAATTACAGCTCCATTAATTAAATCTTTAGAAAATATTATGGAATTAGCTGGTCAACCTTCTGTATCTATACAAGATAACAATGAATTAAAAGATAGCTTAACTAAAGATGATCTTAAAAATATGATGAAAGACCCAAGGTATTACCAACAAAATGACCCTGTGTTTCGTCAAAAAGTTAAAGCTGGATTTGATCAATTAGCAAAAAGGCAAAATTAAAAAGCAATGTGAATTGCCAAACCTTAGTTAAAAATACAAATATAAAGTGTTAAGCGGCCCAAATTGCCAACATTCAGAAGCCCAGAAATGGATTAACTTCAGATAGGCTTGAGGATTAACCGAGAAACAAACTTTTTTTAATTTTAACAAGGAGGCTTAAATGGCTTTTAATACCATTAGCACATCATTTGTTGAAGAGTTTGAAGCTGGAGTTCACATGGCCTATCAGCGTATGGGTTCAAAACTTCGAAACACAACTCGATCTCGTGATGGCGTAAAAAATAAGACGACTTTCCAAAAAATAGGTAAAGGCTCTGCTACTCAAAAAGCTAGAGCTGGTTCTGTACCACCAATGAATCTTGAGCATACTAATGTCAACGTAACACTTGAAGATTGGTTTGCTGGTGAATGGGTAGATGATTTAGATCAACTACGTGTTAATCATGATGAAATGGTTGTAGCACAAGAATCTGGTGCTTATGCTTTAGGAAGAAAAACTGACGACATAATTAAAGCGGCTTTAGATACAACATCTAGCACATCTAATGAAACATCTAATGGAATAACATTAGCATGGGCATTAGGCGTAATGGAAACTATGGGTAATAATGATGTTCCTGATGATGGACAACGTTATGCGGCTATAGGTTGGGAAAATTGGTCACAACTTATGAGTATTGATCAATTCTCAAGAGCTGAATATGTTGGAATGGATCAACTTCCATTCGCTTCAGGAATGACTGCTAAGAATTGGTTAGGCTTTATGTGGTTTCCACATTCTGGTCTAGATTCTGCAACAGTTTCTTCAGTAGATTGCCGTAAATGCTTTCTATATCACAAAACCTCTATCGGTCATGCCATTGGTGCAGATGTTCAATCGAACATTGATTACCACAATGATAAGGACAGTTATTTCATCTTAAACAAGATGCAAATGAATGCTGCTCTTATTGATGCAAATGGTTGTATCGAAGCTAACTTAAAGAAATAAGGAGAATATAACATGGCTTTTACTTCAAGTACTTTTTCTTTAGTTTCATATAGTGGCAACGGTTTTCATATTTGGCACTATAAATCTGATGATGCGTCTACAGTTGTTGATGGAGCTGGTTACTTTAACACTTATGCTAAAGAAATAAACTTAGGTGACGTAATCTTTGCAACAACAGCGGCTTCTGGAACTCCAGTTTATGGTCAATTTGTTGTCAATGCAAATGACGGAACTACAGTTGATGTTGCCAATATAACACCTGCAACAGTTACTGATTCAGACTAAAGATAATATTAAAGGGAGAGAGAGTTATTCCTCTCCCTTTTTTTAAAAGGATAATCTATGGCTATAACTTCCAAAATTGATATTGCTCAACAAGCTATGGTGTTAGTAGGTTTACAACCTTTAACAAGTTTTGATGACAAAACAGATGAAGCTCTTTCTGCAAATTTATTATACGAACCTGTTGTTGAAGATTGTTTAAGTTCTCACCCTTGGAATTTTTCTACAGGACAAAAAATATTAAATAGATTAACTGATACTCCAATAGATATTTGGGATGCGGCTTATCAACTACCTACAGATGTTAAACCATTAGTTATTCAAACAGTTACTAATGATGATTCTACAGTTAGATATGATCGTTATGAAGATAAAATTTATACATTAGATGCAGATGTAGGTGAAGAAGATGTTTTAACAGCAACGTATCAATTTAGAGTTGATGAAGGAGATTGGCCTCCTTACTTTTCTATGTATGTTGTATATCGTTTAGCTTCTACTTTTTCTTTATCTATTATTCGTAAAGGTGATATAGCTCAAACTTTATCTCAATTAGCAGAACAACAATTTTCAAGAGCTAAAACTCGTGATAGCCAAGCTGTTACAACAAATAACATTAAGTTGAATCGTTTTGCTAATATAAGGAGATAACATGGCAATTCTTCGCCAATTTTGGACAAATTTTACAGGAGGAGAATTAGATCCATTATTATCTTCAAGAGTAGATACTCATGCTTATGCAAATGGAGCTAAAACATTACGTAATGTACGTGTATTGGCTCAAGGTGGTTTAAAACGTAGACCTGGAACAAAGTATATATCTACTTTATCTGGCACATCTCATCAAATGGAACAGTTTATATTTTCTGATTCTCAATTATATTTCTTTATTTTTACAACCAATACATTAAATGTTTATAACGGAACAACAGGCGCAACTGTTGTAACTGTAAACAGTTGTCCTTGGACTTCAGGAATGATTGGAGATTTAATTGTAGCACAAACAGCAAACACTATGATTGTTACGCATCCAGATTTAGTAACACAAAAAATATTACGTACTGGAGCGTCAACATTTACAGTTACTAATTTTGTATACAAAACAAAAGATAATTTAGTTCATCAACCTTATCATAAATTTGAATCCGATAGTTTAACTTTTAATCCTAGTTCAACTAGCGGTAAC